TGCAATATCCAATAATATGTTTAGTATTAAATATCAGTTATTCTTAAATGATATTGCTTTTAATATGGGATACAATGGTCTTTTAAGTTATGCAATGACCCAGACATATTTGTCTGATATTGATTTCTTATTAACTACTGAAAAACAAATTAGATTTAATCAAAGGCAAGATAGATTATATTTAGATATTGATTGGTCAGCATGTGAGGTTGATGAGTTTATAGTCCTTGAGTGTTTTAGACTTCTTAATCCTAATGATTATACTAGGGTATGGAATGATTCATTCTTAAAGAGATATGCTACTGCTCTTCTTAAAAAACAATGGGGTCAAAATTTACTTAAGTTCCAAGGTGTTAAATTACCTGGTGGAATTGAAATGAATGGGAGACAAATCTATGATGACGCAGAAAAAGACTTAGAAATTATCAGAGAACAGATGTCCAATACATACGAACTTCCACCTCTGGATATGATAGGATAATATAGTGCTGAATCCATTTTTCCAACAGGGATCTAAATCTGAACAGAATCTTGTACAAGATTTAATCAACGAACAGTTGAGGATGTATGGTGTTGAGGTGCATTATCTTCCTCGTAAATATATGAATGAGAAGACAGTAATAAGAGAAGTAGTACAATCAGTATTTGATGATTCATATCCACTTGAAGCATATGTAGATAATTTTGATGGATACGCAGAAAATCCTACTTTATTATCAAAGTTTGGTATTGAGCAAACTAATGAAGTAACTCTTGTTATTTCTAGAGAAAGATGGGAAACATATATTCAACCATTACTTAAAAACGAATCTAATGTAAAGTTAACTACCCGACCTAAAGAGGGTGATTTAGTTTATTTTCCACTGGGTGATCGTTTATTTGAAATCAAATATGTTGAACATGAAAAACCATTCTATCAGTTAAAAAAGAATTACGTTTATACTCTTAAGTGTGAACTCTTCCGTTATGAGGATGAGGTTATTGATACTGGAGTTTCTGAGATTGATGATACTCTAATTGGGGATAATGCAGATGGAACTTCTGAAGATGGTCTGTCAACACTTCTTGGATCTTCTCAGACATTGACTTTAGTTGGCACTGGTGCAACTGCAACTGCTGTAGTTGGATACACGACAGATGGTGCTATTAGACTTATTAACATTAGTAATAGAGGTGGTGGATATAAAAATATTCCAACTATTGGAGTAAGTTCTGCTCCTTCAGGGGGAGTTACTGGTATTCTCACTGCTACTATGATCAGTGGAATCAATGTATGTAATTTGAATATAAGTGATAATTTAAAATCTGTTCAGCAGATTGTAATTACAAATCCAGGTCTTGGGTATACTCTTGCACCAACAGTTCAAATAAGTGGTTCAGGAGGGTCTGGAGCAGCAGGAACAGCATTTATAGGTGATAATACCATAGGTATAGTTACTATCACTTCAGGGGGTTCTGGATACACTACAGCACCTACTGTAACAGTCTCTGCACCTTCTGCAGGAGTAGGAACTACTGCTACTGTTGAGGCAGTTGTAAGTGCTTCTGGAACTATTAGCAATCTTCATATTGTTAATGCTGGTGCTGGATATACCACCAATCCTACTATTTCAATTGGTGACCCTTCACTTGACAATAGTGGTAACTTCAAGTTTAATGAAATCGTTACAGGATCGATCACTGGTGTGAAGGGTAGAGTGAGAACTTGGAATGCAACTACAAATATTTTAGAGGTAGCAAATGTCTCTGGAATGTTTAGTATTGGAGAAAATATAACTGGTGGAAGTTCTGGTGCTGTTCATTCTCTAAGGGTTGTTAGTGAAGATCCTCCAGATGATGGATTTGCTGATAATGTTAATATAGAATCTGCTGCAGATGATATTTTAGACTTTAGTGAGCAGAACCCATTTGGAATTCCATAAATATAAGATACTAGGACTATAACAATGTTTGAATATTTTTATAACGAAATCCTGAGAAGAACCATTATTGGTTTTGGTACTCTGTTTAATAGTATTTCTATTAAGCAAAGTGGTGGAGATACTGACGCTAGTATAATTAGAGTTCCTCTCGCATATGGACCTACTCAAAAGTTTTTAGCAAGATTAACTCAATCACCAGATCTTAATAAAGCAACATCTTTATCTTTACCAAGGATGTCTTTTGAGTTTACTGGTTTGACATACGATCCTTCTAGAAAGGTAACTACCACTCAAAGAATCGTAGTTCAGAATCCTGATTCTGATACTCCTGATGAAAAAAAGTCATATATGCCTGTTCCATATAATATGCAATTTGAACTTGCTATTATGTGTAAATTAAATGATGATGCATTACAGATAGTAGAACAGATATTACCATATTTCCAACCATCATATAACCTTACAGTAAACTTAGTTTCTGCAATAAAAGAGAAAAGAGATATTCCTATAGTTCTTGAAAATATTACAATGCAGGATGATTATGAAGGAGATTTTGAGTCTAGAAGAGTTCTTCTTTATACATTAAGATTTACTGCTAAAACGTATCTCTTTGGTCCTGTTACAGATGCTTCCAAGGATATTATTACAAAGTCTACAGTCAACTATCTTACTGGAACAGATACATCCAACGCACAACGCAATCTTACATACTCTGTTGTTCCTAGAGCAATTCAGAACTATGATGGAACTGTTCTTACTAACTTGGCACAAGATATCACTGCTACTCAAACCACATTTGAAGTTGAAGATGGTTCTTCTATTACAGCATCCTCTGGATCAACAAGTGTTTATATTGATGTTGGTGGAGAGGAACTATATGTTAAGGCAGTCGATGGTAATAAGTTAACTGTTAAGAGAGGACAAGATAAGACTACTAAAGTGCCTCATGTTAGAGGAACAGATATTAAGTCTATTACATCTACTGATAATGCATTAGTAGAGGAAGGAGATGACTTTGGATTTAGTGGAACCCTAACTGGAGATTAAAGTGAAAAACCATTTAGATGATGCTTTTAATATAACCCCTACTGAAGTTACAGTTGATGAAACTGATGTGGTAGTGGGTGTTGATAGAGAGAAACCAGATAGACTTGCCAAGGATGATATAACTAAAGACTATGAGTATACTCGTGGTAATCTTTATAGCATCATAGAGAAGGGTCAGGAAGCAATTAATGGTATTCTTGAACTAGCACAGGATAGTGAGATGCCAAGGGCATATGAGGTCGCAGGGCAGTTAATTAAGAGTGTCTCTGATGCTACCGATAAGTTAATGGATCTTCAAAAGAAACTTAAAGATGTTGAAGAAGAGACACAACAAAAAGGACCAAATACTGTTAATAATGCATTATTTGTTGGTTCCACAGCAGAGTTAGCTAAGCTTCTAAAAAATGGAACAAAGGAACAAAATAAATAAAAAGAGGAGAGAAATCCTGAAGTATTAGAATACTCATAAAATGCCGAAAGACGAATTGCCGTCGTTGGATGATTTTTTGGAGAAATCCGTAGAATTACCATCAGTCGATGAATTTATAACAGAAGAGAAAGTTGTAGAAGAATTGCCTTCGGTTGATGAATATGTTGTAGATATAGAAGAAAAAGTAATATATGAAAAACCAAATTTACCTTCAGTAGAAGATAAGATAGTTGATGAGTCTTTACCAACTATTGAGGATTATATTGAGGAAGAGGAAGTAGTAGAAGATATTGAAACTACGGGTGGTATTTCTGTTCAGGAATATAGTCCTGATATGCAATTTAGAGATTATGAATTTATTGATATTATCAAAAGACCTGAGTGGAAAGAATTAGTTGGTCTTGTTAATGAAGTAAGAGATAATATTCCAGATATACCAGAAATAAAATATTATGATGATGATCTTGAAAAGATATCACAAACCATCGAAGAATTACGCTCTGAAATACCAGTAGTTCCTGAAGTAAAATATTATGATGAAGATATAGATCAAGTTAAACAAACAATATCTGATTTACCAGAAGTAAAGTATTATGATCAAGAAGTAAATAATTTAGAAGAAAGTTTTTCCGAATTAAAAGAATTTGTATCTAATATCCCAAATTATGATGATGAATTAAATTCTCTAAGAGATAAGTTTAATTATGAGATTCAAGGAGTATCAGAAAGTATTGAAGTAAAGGATTTTAATAAAAAAGTTGATATTGATAATATAAAGACTGATTTAAAAGAAACTACCAAAAAAATATATGAAGAATTAAATAAATCTTCTAATCAAATACATGAGTATCGACTTCATCTAAAAGATGATGATAGAAAATTAAAGAAGCAGATACTAGGTCAATATAATACTTTAAAAGAAAATATTGAGAAAAAGGTTAAAGAATTTAATACTAAAAATATCGAATCGCAAAATGTTATTACAGGATCTCTTAAAGAGTATTTTGATGAACTTCAAGATAAAATTGATAATCTTCCTGAAGTAAAATATTATGATAAAGAGATTGAAAAATTAAACGATAAGTTTGAAATTGATATTCAAGAATTGCGTGAGATAGTAGATGAATTAAAAGAAACTCAAAAACAAGATCTGCAAGAGAATCTTTTAGTAGAACCACCTGAGACTGATAATAAAGATCCTTTAACTCCATTGGATCAGAAGTTTGTAACTTATGAAAGGTTGCAGGAAAATTATCAATTATTTGTTAATAGAGTCCAACAACAATTAGCATCATTTGGTGGTGGTGGAGAAACCAAACTCCAATACCTTGATGATATTGTTGGTGTTGCTACTAATTTAAGTGCATATAATGGTTATGTTTTAAAGGTTGATACTTCCCTTGATGCACCATATAAGTTTAAGTTTGCAGAGGAGAGTGGAAGTAGTAATGCTGGATACGCAAATACAGCAGGTATATCAACATATGCAGTAACCGCAGGAATAGCAACATATGCAGAAACTGCTGGCATAGCAACTTATGCTACTAGTTCTGGTATAGCAACCTATGCTCCTACAGCAGGAATTGCAACGGATGCAACTAATGCTGGATATGCAAAGACAGCAGGTATATCAACTACTTCACAAGCTCTTTCAGGAACTCCTAGTATTACTGTTCAGGACGTAGTTGGTGTTGCTGCCACCTTCACAGGAAACGTAACTATCGGGGGAACTCTTACATATGAAGATGTAACTAATATAGATGTTGTTGGTCTTATAACCGCACGTAGTGGAGTTGATTTTGGTAGTCCCGCTGTTGTTAGAATTGAAAGTGCATCCTCTACTAAA